AATAAAGGAGCTATTACGTTTTTATCAGCTTCGCTAAGATTACCAAACATTTTATTCATAGCTGCAGCGTTAGAAGGACGTAATTTTTGTAATTCTGTAAGTGCTGTTTGATCACCAAGAGCAGCACGCATAGTAAATGCTACTTCGTCATCTGTTTTAGCTGTGCCTAGTAAATATCCAAGAGTTCCTGGATCATCTGATGATTTAACAAAATCTGTTGATAATGCATATCCTATACCATTATCACGATAATTTTGAATAGGAGTTGAGTATTTATTAACTACACCTTCAACACCTTCACGTAAAGCAACTTGTGCTTCTTTAGCTAATCCAATTTCATTTTGAACTGCTACAAATAATTCATCTGGATTTTTAAATCTCTTAAGAGAACTAATTCCTGATTCGCCTAAGCGAACACCTTTAGCAACTTTACCACCGACAAGGGTTACGTCACCAAAAAGTTGTGCAGTAAAATCAAAACTACCAGAAGCAAGACGACCAAATGCTGATTGTTTAAAAACTTTGTCGCGTTCTTCTTTGTTAAAAATATCAAATTCGTTAAAAAGGTTAGCACCTTTTGATTCATCAACAAAAGCGCTACGAGTAAAGGTATTACTAAAAATGTTAGCAGCAAGTGATTGACCAAGTGAAACTTCGTTTCTAGCTTCCCAAGCCTTTTCCCAAGCTGCGCTAAAATCAACATCATTATTACGCATTTCCCAGATAGCTAAAGAAGCTGTACCTAAAGGCTGGCGAATAACGGTTCTATTTATAGCATCAATGTCTGACAGTAAATTACCAATTGGACGACCAACAGATTTAACAAAGTTGCCAACAGAGTTTTTTAAAGTATTAGAAATGCCATTAAATTCTTCGGCATCATTAAGAGGGGCTGTAGCAACGTCCCATACAAGTTTAAAAGGGGATAGAGCCGCACCACCAAGATTTTTACCGAGCCTTGTTATTCGTTCGTTAAAACCCAAACGCTCGTTTAAATCAATCAAATTTGGTCCCTGAGTTTTCTAATAATCATACGTGTCATGTTTGATATATTAGGATTTGCTGCAATAGTTAACAAAGCTGGCATATAAGCGGCAATTTGCGCTGCATAAGCATCATCTGCTGCTTGATCGCGACTGCCTAAACCTAAAGCATCCATACCTACGCCTGGTCCAAAATCAGCCCCGTCAGTAACTGGAATATTTGGCATTGAGGTTGGTGCATTAATTGGTACAACTGATTGTGAGGCTGCGGCTGATGCGAGGCCCGAAGGCATACTTGATTGTTCAATACTCGGAGCCGCAGCCAAAGGAGCAGATTGTTGTGTTTCCATCAACGCCTGTCCTTCTCCATATGGGAGACCTGGGACATATTTGGCTGCTTGTGCTGCGTTTCCGCTTTGACCATTACCACCACGTGCAGAAACATTCATAGGATTGTTTTGCGGTGCAGTTGGTCTCATTCCACCTCTTGCCATTATTATACGTCCTTAAATTTAATTATTACTTACCAGCGCGTTTTGGTGCTTTACCACCACGTGTACCAGATGGTTGTGCAGAGAACATTGTCTTTGACATACCTGGTTTTGCAATACTTGGAACACCAGATTTTTTAACTGGTTGTTCGTAAGCTTTTCCAGCAGAACCTTGGTTTGCTGGCTTCTTTCCGCCACTAAATGACTTCATTTTTTTCCTTTTCTTAGCCCGCAGGGACCATTCTTGAGACACTAGAAGATAGTGTCGGCTTGCCACCACCGGTAAGTCCGGCGAGCAAACTTTGTATTGGTGGACGACCACCTTGTCCCACTTGTCCTGGCACCACGCCACGTGGACCACCAGTTATTGCACTTAATCCTGAAGCACCACCAGAGGGAGCCTCACCTGCGGAACCGGGGACGGGTTGTTCCATACCAGGGGCTGCAGCCTCAGCAGAAGGTGGCGCTTGAGGGGCAAACGCTTCCGCGATTACCTGCTCTATAGGTTGACCTTTTTGTCTACCAGCGATAACTGTTGCAATACGTGAAAGAATCTCACCAGGATCTTGTCCTTGTGTTGCAAGTGAAGGGATAGCTTGTGCGTATCCACTTATTGCTGCAACAAGAGAGTCGCGTAATTTTTCTATTTCAATCTTTTGTTCTTCTTGTGTAACGTTGATTTCCCAAGGCATCTGACGGCGGAGGAAGTCGCGGGAAATTAATTGGTCTCCGCGCGCTTGGAGTCCGAATACCAAAGCCTGGTTGGGGTTTAATCCGGCCATCAGTCCATAGGTGATATCAACCGTGTAATCCCCATCAATATCCTTGTTGGGGGTGTAGGTGATTTCATACGGTGCGCCAGCATCTACGCCGCGTACCGTCTTCTCGGTATTACCGAAAAGTTTTTCGTCCATCTCAAAGCAAAGTTCAAATACTTTTTTCAATGCTTCAGCAAGAACTGATTGAGCAGTTTTAACTTGTGTATCAAAACCACCCATAAGAGCTTCAACGCCACGACCAGTAACAATAGATCCTTGGCTTACGCCTTGTCTACCTTCTGGGTAACGTGAACCCATACGCATTTCTTGATCAAGAATTTGTGATTCTGCAAATAATCCAGGAGGCACATTTAAATCAACACGTCTAATCTTTTCTGGAGATGCAGAACGTATAGTTGCGTCAGGTCCCATTTCAAGGACGTTAACATCTGCAGGCAAAGCAAAAGGTGCCTGAACAGATTTTTGTGCCGCCTCAAGTTGTAAAGTAGCAAAACGGGCACGGGCTACTTGAACCCAAAGAACATCATCAAACTGTCCACGTTGTTGCTCATCAGAGTCAACACCTGGTCGGACAGCAAAAATAACATTAAGCTTACCAAGAGGATTCTTGGCGCGTTGTAAAATGTAATTAGCACGTTCTGGTAGGAAAAGAACTGTTTCATCTTTGTCCATATAGCGCACAAGTTGAATAGGGCGCATAGAACCACGTTGTTCAAACTTACCAAGAATAACTGATTCGTATTCTGGAAAATCGTTAACTAGATCTTGTGCAGCTTTAATGTAAAGTTTTGTGTAAGAAAGTAAACGACCAAAACGGTCAAACTCAGGATAAGAGTTAATAGGATTGTCAATACGAATACGAGGAGTTTTATTTTCGTAATCAGCTTCAACAATAAAAGGTAGGGCACCAAAAGTAACATAACGGTCAGCACCGGTAAACATTTCAACCTGTAGGCGTGAAGTGTCTCTATAGCCGGCTGCAATCATTGTACGCTTGTCGGCACGGGTACGTGCTCTATCTGATACAGCATTAGTTGCTGAACAGTTAATAGCAGGCAGTGGTGCAATTACTTCAGCAATGTCGCGTGCAGCAACGTCAATAAAGTTTGCCACCATTGGCTTAGGGTATTCTGCTGGAAACAAACCAGGGAATACTTGGTTTATGTTTCCTTTACGTACTTCAAGTACGTCACCCCAACGAGCGTCACGATTTGCGTAACGTTGTTTCAGTTGTTGATAGGCGTTAGCAATATCTTCAATCTTGCGTGCCACTAGACTCCTAATTTAATATTAATACCAGCCAGCATTGGCTAATCGTTGTTTCCTTGCATATTCTTCTAAATCCACCACTTGGCGTTTAGCCAAATCAATAGGTGTAGCAAAAGGGTTACGAACCCAAGTTTTGCCATAACTACCTTGCTGATTTACATAATCCCTTAATTGGGTTTCAGCGAACCACAAAGCCATAGGTCCATCCTGTTTATTTTTAGTACCAGGAGACCAAGTAATTAATTGTTCAACAAGAGCTTTAACGCCCTCTGACTCGGCGCGAGGGAACTCAATAAGATTATTCTTAGCAGGCTTACCATCAGGACCAAAGGTACCAAAAAGAGTATTAAGAGAAGCCACACCATATTCAAGATCCATCTTGTTAGAACCCGTGTAGTGTTGGACAAGCCTGATGCCCCGTGATTGTAAGAAAGCATTAATCTCTTCATCCTGTGTCAAGAATAACTGGAAAGCGTTTTTTTCAATAACCCAAACAGCTGGTTTATATTTCTCAGTCCAAGTAAAAATTATTTCACGAATACGCTGAGGCGTAGGGGCAGGCATACGAGAAGCATCTAAAAGATAACGCTTCTTGGTACTTCTGTCACCAGTAATAGCCACAGTAAAAGTATCACCTGACATAGCAGGGTCCATAGCACAAACAGTATAAAAGCCTGTAACGTCAGCAGGATAGCCAGGAGCACCCGCAACAAGCGGACCACACCCACGCATACCATTAGCTGCAGCACGAACCAGTTCTGGTGCAAACACAGACTCAGATTCAACATCTTGCTGTTGATAAACCATAGCCCACGTTTTAGAATCCAAAACGCTACGGCGTTGCTTTAGTCTAGTTCCATCCCATCTAGGGAAGAAACCATCTTCATCAGGATCCAAAGGATCCCCAGGCCAAGGCACATTAGACCTAGGCCAAAGAGTAACCCAATTCTCAGGTTTTTCATCAAACTCCAAAACAGCCGGCATAGCTAAATAAGTCCAAGGACTCTTAGCTTCCGGATAACGATCAGGATTACGCAATTCTCGGTACATGTCAATTGGATCAACACGGGTACCAACAATAAGAAGTTTACCAGTAGGACCAATACGAGTCAAAACTTCTTGTTGAATCCATCTTATCTGTTTATCGTACTCGCCTGCATTAGACAAAGTAACACAGTCGTCAAGAATAATAAGGTCAGCGCGAGCACCGTAGATTTGCCCACCAATACCCAAAGCCTGGAGAGTAGGATCTTTTTCGCCTGACTCACGTTCAATATAAATCGCATCCTGTGTCCACTTATCAGCAGTAGCCTTAAAGCCATCAGCAGGTGCAAACCTTCTTTGAAGGTCAATATAAAACGGCGAAGTAAGTCTTTGCTTAACAGCATACAAAAATTCCTTAGCCATAGTCTGTGTCTTAGACACAACCTTGATACGAACAGTTGGGTCAACACAGATACGGTACGTAATATAATCAATAGACACTGTCATTGACTTGGCATGCTCAGGTGGCATATTCACCAAAACATAATTTGTAACACCCTGCTCAAACATCATAGAAGGGTGAACCCAAGACAGTTCTTTGTTTTCAATCAAATCAATAATATTTTGCTGGTGGGGAAAAGTCTCAGACTTCATGAACTCTTTACGAAAGTCCCTGAACGTCATAGCTTTATCTTCATCAGAGATATTGCCAGCACGGGCCTTTAAGGCCCTAACCAGCTGAACCTGTTTCTTAAAATCAGGATCAGACTCGGTGTAATAATAAAAAGTTTTACTAGACTTACCAACAGCGCCGCAGGCATCCTCAACAGAGAAACCAGCCTGAATCAATTCTAGGAGCCTGGACTTGGCATCACTGGCATTAAGTTTGGCACCAGGTTTCAACCGAAGGTGCAAAGAATCTGTGGGTTTAACCGGTTTCAAAATAGATACTCCTCTGGCCAATATACTAGGTATATACCGGTAAAAAAAATTATAAAACCTAGGTACCGGGAGCGAACCGAAGTTAATGAGTGAGCGACCTCGTTTTACTCGTCGCTCTGAGCGTAGCCCCAGCGAAGCGAAGAGCTTTCGGCACAAGTGCCTCAAGCCGGTAGAGGGGCGGGGCTTTTAAAAGCCCCTCTACTATATATAAGGCTGCAAGTTGTAGATTTCTTGCACACCATGTTTGACCTGCGAAAACACGACCCCCAGGTTTAGAAAAAATATTGCACTAGAGACTATTGACTATAAGTAACTCCGGTTTAATAACCCCGGGTCATAGCCTTACCCTCCTATTAGGACTTGGTTGTGGGTGTGCCAACCCATCTAATCGTGTGCTTCGCACACTCATTTATTAAAAGAAAGGTTTCCGAATCTGCGCAGAACGCGCCATTATTCGTATGAAATGCCTAAGTTATAGGAACGGGAACGCTGACTATCGTATGACCCCTAAAAACATGAAGCGCGCCCCAATCGGAACGCGCCACATGTCGGGATATGTACTAAATAAACAAACTAAAGAACAACACCCACCAAGCACCGGCAAGCGCCACGCATGCCCAGAATATTAGTTTGCTTCTCATTAGTATTCACCCCCGAATAGTGATTCCTGATGCAGGTCGGGACGATAGCAAAGGCAATCATCCAAATCAGTCAGGCAGTCCAAACATGAACCACAAGTTGCACAAACAAAATCCACCAATGGATGAGGCTCGTACATCTCACAATTAAAACAAAAATCAGTTTGATAGTCGTCATCTTTCACATAGTCCCAATTAGATGAATAGTAATTCTTTGTTCCAAACATCCAAGAATCTTTCACCTGATAAGAATAGTTTGACCACCACAAACCACCGACCCAATGACCCAAATCCTCATTTAATAGATAGACCTGATTCTGCAATTCAGGTGCAGTTGAGAATATGGCAATCTTAGAACCAGACACCAATTCTTCCAGTTCACCAAATCCGGCTTCATCATCCAACAATTCCAAGAAATTAGGAAGCCAATCTTCAGCAAAAACAAGTGTGTCAGACCTATCATCACCGGCAGGAATCTCAACACCAAGAACCCCATTATGAGCCAAGATTATGTCCTGACGACCCCCAACCTCGTATGGGTGGGAATTAGTTGAACACACTGAACCATGAGTTGCCCAACGAGCGTGAAACATAGCCCAAGCATCCGGATATTGTGCCCTAACTTTCAGGAACTTGGACACCACACTTTCAGCGTTCAATCCCTTACCGGTCAAGATTCTATCCCCAACATGTATTGCATACCCAAATCCG